AACGAATCTTCCTCGTAGTTGTACTTGAAATCACGAACCGACTTACGGTTACGCTGGACGTACAGCGTCGAGCCGTCTATGGCCACTGGCCGCACTTTCGCGGCCCCGTACTGCGTCTGGTTCACAGGCGCGTCGGCCGGCGTAACCGGAGTGCCTTGCTGCTTCGCGTATCTGAACTCGCCGCCGCTCGTGAACATCTGCAGCGACCGGCCAGCGAACAAGCCGTTTACCGCATTCAGGTTCTGCCCACGGAGCGTCGTGAAGATCGCCTCGTCGTCCAGCCCCTCGTCAACCTCGAAGGCTAGTGGCGCCCCCACGATGCTTCCGAAAAGGGACTGCTGCAGGCTCTTTGTCCCGCCGAAATACGCCCGCCCCTCAAAGAACGTAACCGTCCTCGGGTAGCCTCTCGTCGCGCTCCACGCCGGTTCTCTGCGGCTGGAGCCTGTCGTTGTTTTGGCCACGGTCACAGTGCCCGACGAGTCAACGACGGTGAGACTCATCACCTCGTAATCGTCAGCCGAGTCACCGCCAAGCACGACCGTATGTTCTCCGGTGCCAGTGCGTACACACGCCACGCCGGTCGTTCCGCGCACGATGTACAGCTTCTGCACCGCTCTCGCGATATTCTCGGAGGACGATGTTCGCTCGTCGGCGGTCGCGTCACCCGCGTACACGACGACACCGCTACGGGCGCCCTGCAATTCTATCTGGAAAGTGTCGCCCTGCTTCCACCCGCCCGCAAAGGTTATTACGTGCGTGTCGTTCGTCGGCGTCGGGGAAAGGGCGTCGTTGTAGTCATAGCTCGGAACGCTCTCGAAGATGATCGGCGTCCGCTGGAAATTCGTTGCGCTCTCTCGCAGCAGGAACTGCGGCGGGTAGTCCTCGTGGACGAGAAGCAGGTTCTCCGCGTCATTGGAGGCATCAACGCTGTCCAGATCCGCCGACAGAAAAGGCGTGGCAGTTTGGTCTACCAACACGCCGTCTTTGTATATCTGCGCCGTTCTGTCGGTCAGCGCCACGACATACCGATCCTCGGTGCTGACCTCAAACGGGATCAGCTTTACTTCAGACACGGTGCTGGTCACGTTCCACAGGTTGAACCCGTCAATCGAGATCACGGCAGCGCCCATGTCGGTTCCGCCGATCTTGGCCACCCGCCAATACCTGGCGGCCACAGGGCCTTCTCTACGGTAGGTGCGCTTGTCTTGGTAGTCCACCGCCGGAAACGCGGCGCCGAGCGTCACCCACGTAATGTCGTCGGTGCTGTACTGGATTGCGAACTGCGTGCTCGTGCCGAGGTCGCTGATTATCCCGACCACATCGGCGTACTGAACTGTCAGCGCGCTGGCGAGGTCATACCTGACGACGACATATGGGTTTGTCGTGCTTACGCCAGTCGTCGTCGTGAATACCGTCGATTCGTCAACATCCTTCGCGTTGGCGGTCGTGCCGCCGTTCGGCGCCGTTACCGTCGCAGAGGCCGACACGTTCGAGAGTATGTTCGGCAGCGTGTCGATGTACTCAGTCCCCGGCCGGCGCGTGGCCCCTCCGAGATGGTGCAGCCGGATATTCTCGCCAACCAGCAAGCCGTTGTTGTACGCCTCTGTCTCCGTCCGCGCAGACGCCCTCGGGTCTATGACACCCGTGAGGAACGAGGACTGTACAACGTGTGACCGCAACTACCGAACGCCTGTGAACGGAGAGTGCTGCACCGGGGTAGCCGGCCGCCCCTGTGCGTCAGCGTACATCGCCCTGTCCCGCTGCGGCTTGTACTTCTCTTTGTTGAAGATCAGCACCGCTTCCTTGTCCTCGGTTATCGGCTTGCACATGTCGCGGGCAAGCGCGTAGACGAGGAGGATCGCGAAGTACGCAGGGATCTGGCTTATCTCCGGCTTGAACGTGTAGTCGAGTTCAACCGAGGTCATATCGGTGTACAGATGCGCCCCGTAAATCTCGTAGAGTCCAATGGGGAAAACGTACCTTGGCGCCAGCATGTCCGCTGGAAGCTGATAGGCATACGTCCATTGGTTCAACGGAACGTCAACGAGCCGAGACAAGACCGCCTTCTTGGAAGCGAATCGCCACGGGTTGCTCGTCAGCTCGTTCTCGTAGATCAGCTCAAACAGGTTGGCGCCGACCGTCGCCCCGTAGCGATCATCGTCGAGACCCTGCAGTGGCTTCTCCCCAAGCAGGATCAACGCCTTGCTTATCAATCCTACTTTGGTGTTGACTTCGATAGCCATTTAATATCCTGCAACAGCGTGAAGGTAATGCTCTTTGGAGAGATCCCAAGGCCGCGGCTTCCCGTGGAAAGCAATAACGCTCGCGTCTTTCGGTACAACCTCTCCGGCTTTACGCACGTCCGCTTTGTAGCTCACGATCTTGCCAGGGAGAACGTCCTGCCACCGAGCCGCCTTTTCGTGCCAGAAGCGTTCGAGGAAACCCTGATCCCCGTGCCGTTGATGAGCTATCGCGCTATCCGGGGACCGCATCCAGTTCTCCCATATCTCCGCACGGTCTTTCTCGGTGATAAACATGATGCTCGACTGGATTGCGTGTGGCCTGTAAAAGTCGCGTAGAACCGTCAACTTCTGTACCGCGGCGATCTCGTCAAGCGCCCCGACGACGATGGTGTCCAAATCCATGAACAGCAAGTCGCCTTCGATGTCTGGCCGGAAAAGTTCCATCTTCGCCCACCAACCGGGCCAATCGTACTGCAGCGGAAGCGTCTCCTCTCCGGCAATACTTTTCTCGTCTGTCAGGCAAACCGTCTCGGCGGCCGGCAGCCACTTCCGAACTTGCCGGTGCAGCGCCTGTACGTGCGCCGGCTTGAACCCTTTGCCGGTGCGGAGAACCGTAACTACTCGCAAGCGTATATCACGTCACGCTTCGACGCCCCGACCGGTCGGTAGCCGAAATTAAAATCCAGCCACTTGCCGATGTCGCCTTTGGCCGTGCCGAAACGAGACGACAATCCCTTGTCCTCGACAACGATCAGCGGCTTCGACAGTGCGATGGTCGCCATTGCGCCTTTCAACGCGCTGAGTTCCGCCCCCTCGACATCGAGGTAAATCAAATCACAGTCCATGACGCCAATCGAGTCGATGGTAATGGCGTCGATCTCACCGCCGGGAACCACGAACTGCGCCCCGAGGTTGTTGGCACTCGGGTAAGACATCGACACCTTCCCCGGCTGCTCACCAAACGCCACGTTCAACTTCGTGACGTTACGCTCCTTGACGTTGATGTCAAGACAGCGAAAGCACTCCGGATCTGGCTCGGCAGTTATCACGGCTGCGAACTTCTGGGCCATCTTCCACGGGAATGCCCCCATATTCCCGCCGGCCTGAATCGCAGTGCGACTGCCCTTCAGGAAAGGGTACGCCCGCTTGAGCGACACGTACTCGCCGAATACCACGGCCCGGCACTCCACGTCCGCGTCAGGCCACTCCCATGTACGCCCCTCGGCAGTGACAATCACGTCAGCCACTCCGGGGGCTCCCCGAGAAGCTCTCGGGTGTAGCCGCTCATTGAGAATACGCGGCCGTTAAATTCCTTTGCCGCCAAACGGGCGAACTTGTCCCTATATCCCACGATCGTCCGGTGCTCCTGCCTCGCCGGGTCGCCGACTCGGTGGCAGTTATGACTGATCTTGGCCCCTTTGACTGACTCGCCGGGGAAGTACCCGGAGCCATCCATCGGCGCACCGCACAGAATGATCGGGTCATATCCCATCGCAAGGCCAATTCGTACCCCCTTTCCGGCGCTTGTCGCGCCCGTTGAAACTTCAGAGCCCCACCAATCGGTGACTGATGGCGTCTCTGCTTTCCGTGAATCGTCCATCTTGTGCCCGCTGGCGTGTAGCCGCCAAGGAGGGGCGTCCGGGAAGAAGGTTCTCCTCGCTCTCGCGAAGTATTCAGCCTTCTCGCGATGCCCCGCCAGAACGTGCTCGGCCTTCTCTATCGCCACACAAGCCCCGTTGACCAGCATGATGTGCGCGTCAGGGTACAATTTAAGCGCCCTTTCAACGTCGTCATGCAGGCACGGCGCACTCCCAACAACCAGTAAAGCCGACATCTCCCCTCCGTAAAGAAGGTGGGGCCGAAGCCCCACCTGGTAGCCTCAACGCTTAGTTAGAGTCGATAACAGTGAGAGACGCGAGCAGGTTGTTCGTTACGTCAACCACGCCTTCAACCGGCGGGGAAGCCGTCATGTCACGCGAGTTAGCGTTCACCGCGAAGATACACGGAACCCCGTTCGCCCACGCGAAGATGAAGTCGCCCACCTGCAGCTTGGCCGCGTCGGCGTTAAAGTACCCCTCCCCGTCAATATCAATTGCTGCGTCACCGTCCGCATACGTCCAAAGCGTAGGGCCGTTGGTGTTCTGCGGGCCAACCCGGCGAACCGGATTACTCAGTTCATAAGCCATGTGTCAATTCCTCGAAAGAAGTAAAAAGAAGAAGCAGGCGGGCCGAAGCCCGCCCACTGGAAGGCTTACGCCGCGTAGTTCTGAACCTCTACGACGCCCTTGCTGTCGATGACAGCGGCGCCAGCCTTCAGAACGCCCTGCGACAGCCACGAGTACCGTTCCGGGATGAAGTCAACCCGAGTGGTGGGCTCGATAGCCGTGGCGAGGCCGACCGCGCTACGGTCGAACGCGAAGCACTGCTGGATGTTGGTGGAGATGGACGGCAGACCGCCTTCGAGCCGATCCTCAAGCACCACGAAGGTAAAGCCAAACGCCTTCTTGTTGTTGAGGTCCGCATCGACGAGGGCGCGCATGGTCTGGTAGTCGGCCGAAGTTACTTCGGTCTCCGCCAGAGCGCCTTCGAGGCCAGCCGCGTTAATCAGCATCGTGTGATCGGCGCCGATCACCTGCTGCTGCAGGAGATACCGCTTGGCCCGACGCAGCTTCTCTGCGTTGATCGGGCTGTTGGTGCCGCCGAGGTCCTCGTCAACGATGCCTGCAAGCGAGGTTGCCGCGTCGAGGGCGTCGATAATGAGCTGATCTTCCGCGCGGCCAAGGGCCATTGCGTTCGACTTCGCCAGTTCGGCGCGCTCGTCAATCGACGTTTCGGCCTGATCGAACAGATCGGTGTACTCACCGATGCGCCAGTTCGACAGCGTGGCCGGGATCTTGGTGTGGGTGTAGTCCTGCGGAGTGATCTGTTCAGCAGTCGTGTGCTGGAGGGCAACGCCCTGGCCCATTTTGCGGAACTGATGCGTCTGGCCGGTAACACCGCTCTTGACCTTGACCCGGCTCTTGAGAGAGCTGGAACCCTGGTACGCGAGTTTGACCTCGCTGTCGTAAGATGCGATAGCCGCATTGGTAGTGGCGGAATAAGTACCGCCAAGATTGATAGACATATTTTGTATTCCTTAAAAAGTTGAGAGAAAAGTGTTACGGATTTTCACCGTCTAAGTTTGATCGGGGTCCCGTTTGTAACGGCCCTCTCTCACCTTCGCCCTGTACGTAGGACTTACGGCGAAAACGTGATCCGGCTCTTGCGAGGTCCCGGATATGCCTTCGCTAAAATTCTATCTGCGCGAGTTAAGGCACTCGCGGGATGCGCGGGCGCGTTATGTCACGCGACCTTGCATCTTGAATCGCGGCTTGTTGACCTGCTCATTGCTGCCGACGCGGTAGATGCCGTTCCACACGCAGATGCCCCGGTAGTCCCAGAGGTTGATGACCATTTCTTTGACGGGCACAGATCCCCGAATATCCACACTTACGCAGGACTGGTACGGCTTCAGCGTGTACTTCGACAGCCCGCCCGCCTCCGGGTCGGTGTAGCCATCTACCTCATACCAGCCAGAATCCTCGAAGTAGTACGTCTCGGTGCCGTTGTAGGTGACGCCCGGTTGACAGGTATCTGCTACCTCATCGTTTAGCGGCTTCGGGTGGTGGTTAATCTGCCCCACAGAGTAGGCCGCCCAGTCCTCTGCGTGATGGCCGCTGTACGACCCGCCGCGATAGTGTCCCGCCCACGCACGATGACTGTCGCCGAGTAGTGTGACCAGCACCCCGGCGCTCCCGTTCGTTGCGCTATTCGCCATGATCGACAGCGGGTCAGCGCCCGTCAGCACGCGAGTGTGCAGCCTTGCCCACTCGGTAGGAGCGCGGTCTTTCATGGGCTGCTGGTGGAAATAGTCGGTGTACACCGCAGCCGGGTCGTCCTTCAGGTTTTTATCACCGTCGGCCTTGCAAAACAGCTTGAACGGGGCTGCCGTGTCGAGCGCGTCGAGAATGTCATCGATCTGGTCAGTGCCGAGAAAAGGCTCGACAAGCGAGGATGTATCAACAAACCCGCCTGCCTTGTTGGTAATCCCATCGGCTGCGACGATCGTTACATCTCCGAGCGTGATTGCCTGATGGATCGCGCCCGCATCGCGGTTGCTTGCTGAGATTCGCAGCGGGCCGAAGGCCGCGTTCCATGCGCCAGACCCCGCGTCCCACGTTTCCGGCAAATCGGCAGGACCCGTCTGCATCCCGAAGTTATTGGTGAACTCGTGATCGCCCCACATGAACACAGCAAAGCAGTGATTCCGCAAGCACCACGCCCGCGACACCTCGCGCCCCTGCCGGATGGTCGGGTCTGTCAGGTCGTGACCCATGCCCAGCATCACGTAATAGCACATGCCATAGTTGTACTGGAGCGGCCAGCTCTGTGACATCCCAATCGACTGACGATAGGTGTCAGACACCTGCACAGCGTCTGCGTAACCAAAATCGTCAACCCAAGCGAAATAGGCCAGATCGTCTGGATTCGCCTCCTGCCACTGCTTGATGTAGGCATAGATGTTCGGGTGTGGCGCTCCGAGAGTCATGCCCCAAGCATCGCCGTCACCCTGTGGCAGTACGTTGCTGTCGATTCGATCACAGGTCAGTGACCAGATGCGAAAATCCGTCCCGGCAGCAGGGGCCGAACAGAACGATATTCCATCGCCCGGCGTGGCCCCCTCCGTAAGCGCCCCCTGCGTCAGCGTGATGTGATAGCGGGTGTTCGCGCTCAGTCCCGTGATAGTTGTGTGCCCCACCCACGCCAGGTGAGTCTGGCCGCCCGAGTCTGCAACCGGCGTTGACGCCCCAAAGAGGGGGTTGGTCCCGCGATCGTCGCAATACTTGCTGAGCTTTGGCGCGGCCCCTCCTGACGCATTGACCGTAAAGGTCGGCGTCGAGTGTGGGACGGTCAGCGCCGCGTCCGTATACACATGGATGGTGACGGCTGCGTCAGAGTCAGCCAGCACCATGACTGGCACCGTGGTCGTAGTCGGTGCGCCTGCCAGCCAGCCAATTGTACGGCGTGCTACCTCCGCCACTAGGTCACCGTCCCGCCAGTCCACGCACTGAGCGTGCCGCGATTGAGGCCCGCGTTCCAGTCGTCAACTGTTGCGCCGGGGCCGCCGAAGTACACCTCCGGGGCAACGCCAGCGATCGCTCCGTTTGACGGAGGGCGAACGTCATTGAGTAGGTCGCTGATATGGGCGGGTGTTGCAGTGGTCCAGAATATCGACTCTGTAACCAGCGGCTCAGTGCCGGTCCATGAGCCTGTCGTGACCACATTTCCGACGATGTTTGTGACGGTGGCCGATCCTGCCGCGCTGTCGCTATAGACGACAGCCCCGACCCACAGGCGATCGGTAGTGGACACTGTATAGCTCGTGCTTGACCCCTTCGCCGTCACCTCTGCCTTGGTTTCGTGGGGCTGGCACAACTCAATCGCGGTCGCGCCCTCACTGAACCACAGGCGTAGCTCGCTGATGTCGCCGCGACAAAACGCGGTGGCGGCGTAGGTCTCGCCATCGTTCAGGCCGCCGATGGCAAGCGACGTGGATGTCGCGTAGTCGATGACTGACGCAGAGGTATAACCGTTCGATGTGATAGTCTCCGCCAGCACCCCGTCCACGTACAGCGTGACCGTCTGCGTGCCACGCAAGGAGTCCACCTCCGCCACGATCAGCAGTTCTTCGCCAATCGCTGTTACGACTGATCCTGAGAGGCCGGCACCGCTCAGTGGCCCAACGAACCTGACCGTCTTGTCAGCCGCGTGCCGCCGCAGGCGAAACTTGTTTGTTGCTCCGTTCGATAGGCTAAACAACTCCTCGTTGTTTGTGCCTGACGTGCTGTAGTTCTCGCGAGGGCGGAATCGAATCACTGCGCGGAAGGAACGCGAGTCCGGAATGGTCAGCCCGCCCGTCGTGGCTATCGTTAGCCGGTCGCGAATGTTATCCGCACCAAAGGCGGCGTAGATCCACGGCGGCAGAGCTGCGTACAACTCCGCCGTCATCGAGTTGATGTCGTCAAATGCGGCCTTGACGGTGGTAGTGGTTCCGCCGCTGGTGTCAATCGCTATCCGCGCCATGTTCAGTACCTCAATACGTCTCGGCGTTCGCCAAGATCGTTTCGTTGTTCACAAGGATCACCTCGTTGTTGGCGAGGAATGGAACGTCGCCCCCGGAGCCGCTATACTGCCACTGATCCGGCCCGCCGCCGGGGTCAGCCACATACGCGCCAGTGAACTCCTGATCCTCGTAGGTGTTCTGCCACTGCGGGGGAGAGGGGGCGCCAAGCCCACCTGCGCCGACATAGGCGCCCCCTGTCTTTACCCGCCGAGTTACCACTCGTTATGCCGCCCGTTGGGCTGAGTTGTAATACTCAATACGCATCTTTTCCACCTTCGCACGATATGCTGCATCGGTTTCAAACAGCCGTTTGCCGTCAGGGCCAATCTTGGCTTGCGCGGCGTTGATAGCCGCCTCGCCACCCGGCTGTGCGGCGACTACATCCTCGCCCGGTTTCGGTAATCGCACTTGACGCGACTTGGCCACGACCGCTTCAATCGTCTTGAACACCGCAGCGGCGTTGGCCCCGGACGTTGCCAGCCGGAGAGTCTCGAATTCGTCCGGCTTCAGATTCGCCTTGCCCCAACTCGCGACTGCCGAAATACGCGCATCCGCGTTCTCGCCAACCTCTGCCTTGATGACGCTGATGTCCGGGACGAGGCTTGCCTCGTACTCCGCCAGCATGGCAATCGCCTCGCTGAACCCCTCTTGGCTCATCTGCTTCTCGGCCGCCCACGTCTGCAACCCCTTCAACAGAGGATGCTCGACATCAAGCGTGCCATCCAAGTTCTCAGGCAACTTGATCTCGTACACGCCGTTCTCGGGGGCGCCAGTGAATGCGCCAAACCGTTTCTCAAGATCGGTGTGCGCCTTGGCCTGCGCTGCAACCGTCTTATACTTGTCAGCCTTGTACCACTCAGGGGGCTTACCAACGCCCTTCACGCCTTCATACAGGAACCACTCGGGCTCGTCCTGGTTCGCGGCAGTGTCTGGCTTCGGTGCTTCCGGCGTCTCCACTTTCTCGGCGACTACTCCATCCGAAGCGGGGATAAGCGAGTCGGCAACCTTCTCTGCTGCAGGCGCTACTTTTTCAGCAGCAACGACAGGGGCTTTGTCATCTGTGGCTGCTGGCGTGTCCGGTACAACCGGGGCGGCAGGTG